GCTAAGGTCATCGCCAGTAAGAAACTTAGCATGGGATGAACGTAGGTCTAGTATAGACCTTATGCTCTATTTAGTCAAGTTATTCTGTAACATGCTATACAGTTTTATAAAAACTTAATCTGGATATCCATCGTCATCTTCACCTGGGGCGTAGAACCCAAACTTAGGATCACCAACTGGTTTTGTGTATGCAGCAGGGTCTGAATAGATTTCAGATTCCAATTCATCAATAATGGATCGAAGACGACTGAATATGTCTTTCAATTTTTGCTTCTGCATTTTCTAAATAAAAATAGTCTTATTATATGTATTACAATGCAAAAGATTATTAACACTCTCGCTGTACTATCGTTTCTAGGTACTGCTTCTATTATTGGTGGTGGAGTTTATGTCTACATCCAAAAAGATGCACTGATTGAAAGTGCGAAAGAAAAAGTGGCTAAAGCAGCAACAGAAGCAATTGCAGGAGCACTTCCTGGTATGCTTGGTGACAGTATGAAACCAGCGTTACCTAGTACAACTGGTCCTGCTGTTCCAACACCTTCTCTTCCTGGTCTATAATTTCTTCTTCTTGGGTTGCTTGAGTTCAGGCAACCCTTTCTTTTCTCTATACTTATTGGCGCGAATCTCATTTGGAGACAACTTGGGAGGTTCTTTTCCTAGTGCCCTCTTAATCTTTTTAATTAGTTGTTTGACAATTGGTTTAACAATCTTCAGAAGGAAAGGTGTTGCAGTTGCTGCAGCAGTTGCGATAACAGTAATACCTGCTGTGGTTGTAACTTGTCCTATTGATGGAACTGCTTGAACAAACTGATCTACTATCTCTAGATCTGCTTTGATTGCAACACATTGTTTTTCAACAATTCGATACTCTACAATCTTTTTCTTACCAGCATCAGTCAGTGTACCTACAGGTGCTTCTAGTAGTTGCACTTCCGTAGGACATTTTATTTCAGGTATTTTTGTCTTGGGTGTTTCTGGTGTTTTTGTTTCTGGTGGTTCTGGTGGTCTTACAGGCGGTATAGGTGCCTCATACTCATACTTTAGTTTATTCGCATTGTAATCAATGGGATTGAAAGATGGTGTCTGACCATCACAATATACCTTGACACCCTTTGGGTCATCACTTTCAAGCATATTATTTTCATCCACCTCATGTGCCTCAACACAACCAGGGATGTCCACGATGGGCACACCGATCTGGTTTGTGATAGGAACAGGGACTTGTAATGCTTGAGGTGGTTCTAACAAATAATCAGGGGTCATGGGGATACGAATAATATCAATATCTCCGCCCTTGATTCTAATATCAGGGATTTCCATGAATCAAGGTTTAGGAATATTATGAGTATGTGGAACCATAAAGTTCACACTTTGAACTTGTACATCCTCACAGATACGAGCATACTTTGTACCAGGAGCAAATCGAATTCCTTTTTTTAACAATTCGCCACAATTCTTGAGACGAGCTATCTCAAAATCAAGGCGTTTATTAGCTTGTTGTTGTTGCATCAATGCGATATTCGCTGCAGCAGCTTCTTTACATTGGTCTTGTAACTTCTTATCTAATGGACGAGACCATGTAGCAGAGAAACCTACAGACAGGTTAGTGTTATTTTTCTGACCAGTCCTTGTAGGAACGTAATATAAAATATCCCCTGGATTGTTTAAATTGCCATCATCATCGGTAGTCATGTCATAGACAGGACTATCCCAGTATGGTTCATATGGGTGTTGTTGACTAAATGCCCCAGTTACATACGGCGTAAAGTTGACAGTGGGACCTTGACACTGGATTCCTGCCCCATATGTGTTAGTAATATAGGGCCCCTGAAGAACCTGAATGGCCTGATTTGTGACTGAGCCTGAACTATTAGCTACGGGCGCGGCTGTTGCACTTACACCCCCTACAGTTTCCGCCAGTGTGGCAGGGGCAGTCGCAAGGTTGGTTAGACATAGGATTATTGCTGGAAGATACTTGTGGTGTCGGTTACGCTTGTAACTTCGGTCACCCTGTTTATAATTGTGTGGTTGCTGAGACCTGGGCCTGAGTACGTCTCCGTGAACTGGAACGCTGCCCCTGGTGTTGTCTGTGTGAAACTTGGTTTGTTTGTTATACCTGTCCATGATGATGTCACGCCATTAATAGTTACATTGTTACTACCTGTCGTAGGTGACAGGTTGCCACTAGCCGTCACTCCTGAACCAGTTGCAGAGTATTGATACCCTGTGTTGTAGTCCATAGAATTTATGGTCTCAGTGATCTTGCTCGTCGTCTCTGTGTGGCTCGTCATGGAGCCCTGAGTAAAGTTGGGCACAACGGGCACTGCCTGGGCGGTGGCACCTAAACTTAGGATTGCCACCACACTCGTCACAATAGACCACTTCATCTTTCCAGAAGTCGTCATTATGAACGTCCTCAATCAATTACAGTAATCTCGGAGACAAATTGTCCTGTAGCAGTAGTACCAGCTCCACCTGCGGTTACGGTTAGAGCACCTGAAGTTCCTACAGTACCTGCTAACCCTGTCTTATCGCCAGCAGTATAACTTGTCAATGAAGAGAAGTTAGGTACAGTACCTGTAGTAGGAGCTGCGGTTGGGATAGCATCACCTTGTGTAAACGACTGACTGAAGCTAAATGCATTTCCATCAGTAGCTTGTGTTGCTGAGATGTTACCAGGAGCAAGAAGACCAGAGGAAATAGTCCCTGCAGAAATTGTCCCTGCAGTGGTTCCGTCTGTAGTATTTACACCCGAGCCAGAGATGGCGTAGGAAGAACCAACTCTTGTGGCAGTAGATCTAGCCGCGTCAACAGTCAATTGAACGCTAGATGCATGTTTAGTAACAAGTCCGCCAGCCTGTGCGGCACCAGCGGTCATCAGAATCATCATGAAAGGAATAAATTTCCTCATTTTTTTTTCATCTATAATAAGACCTATATTTATTTAGACCAAGATTTCTTTACGGAAGACACCACTTTGTAGTGTGGATAACACTAATTCTAAATTTGTGTGTTATAGTCTAAATAACTGTGATTGCCTTCGGGGATCACAAAATCAAACTCGCTTATTTAAGGAGCATAACAAATGACGGGACTTAGAAAGTTCACGGCAAAAGATCTTAATGCCGTAGTAGACGCTACAGAGAGATACAGTGTAGGTCTAGATGATCTGATGTACAGACTACATTCTTATGGAATGGGATCTGTAAACGAAGCGTATCCACCATATAACCTAGTAAAAGAATCAGAGGTTAAGTGGAGGATCGAAATGGCACTGGCTGGATGGGCACCAGAAGACATTGAAGTAAGCACCGAATCCAATGTTTTGTTCGTCAAGTCCAAGTCTGCGAAGACAACGGGGGATGAAGAGTATATGCACCGTGGTGTTGCAACCCGTACCTTCGCGAGAGGTTTCAATCTAAGTGATGATGTGGAAGTAAAGAATGTAGTATTTAAACATGGTATGCTTATTGTGGAACTACAAAAAATTATTCCAGATCATCAGAAGTTGAAAGTATATGAAATTTCTGAATAATAAATAATTTATATCGTCGCCGCATAAAGGGGTCTCTGGCAAAATCCAGAAGACCCCTTTTTTTGTTGTCATTTCAAAATATTTAAATTGCACTAATAATAAATAGTGTACTTTATATTATTTGGTATGCCCCGTGGAATCCTCAGCAAAGTTGACATGCTTGCACGAGTCTATAAGTTGAAAAATTTAGTTCATTCTCGTCAGGGGAAATACAGTCAGTATGACGATTCGCAACTACATGTTGCAAACGAAACGTTGAACGATATACTAGACATGCTCGGAGAATACTCTCAATGAGTCCAGACGAAAAAAGAGAATTTTATAAACAACTTAAAGAACGAATTAAACAACTAAGAATGGCACATCTATTCGAGGAACCTTGTCCATTGTATGAACCAGAATGGGAAGAAGACCATGTTTGGGACTGCCGTTTAACTTATGACTACGACGAAAATGAGTAACACACCAATTAGTAAAGAAGAAGTGGAGGTATTAATTGCAGATGCAATACGACAACATAATCGTAATGCTTCGATTATTTCAATGTGTGTTGGCTGGGTTGTTCTTGCACTTTTTGCTGAAGGTCTCCTTCGACTTATTGGAGTAATTCCACCCCTACTACCATGGTTGAAAATAACGTTATAATACTCGAGTGGATAGGCATAGTTCTTGCCCTAATATTTGGGGTTACTATGTTCTGTCAAGGTCATTTCATTTTCCATCAGAAACATGGCTACTCCCGAAAAGAAACCGAATCGCCAGAAGCAAGAGACAGAGTTAGGCGACAAATCGAAAAAGCGATCAGAGGAGATCGCAAAGATGATTCATCCTCATGATGATGAACCTGATCCCACTGCACATATGGGGAACTATAATTTTCCTCAAATGTTATTCGCGTTCTGTGTTGGATTTTGTACTATGTTTGTACTTGCTGTAGATGAGATCAACGATTTCAAAGGGTGTCCACTACCAGAATACTTTTTAGACGAAGGAACAACTAAATAGCAGAGCCTTACTCTGTATCGAATGACTGAAGAAGTAAAACAGGAAGAACCTAAAAAGAAAGGTATCTTCGGTAAACTTAAAGAGGCATCTGAAGACAAGGAAGAACAACTAGCAATCTTGTCTACCTTCGTTAGGTTAGGAATTTTGATATGGTCTGGTGGTATTCTAACTTTAGCTTATGTAGATCTTCCTAAAGCACTTCAGTTCCCTGAACAAGATCTTGACCCGACTTTCATAGCATCAGTCTTTACTGGTGTGTTAGCTACGTTCGGCGTCCAGACTGCTAAGAAGTCTGGTGACGGAACTATGAAAATGAATGGTGCAAACGCTGCAACTGCTGCAGGTGGTATCACTAAAGCAGATTTAGAAAAACTAATCGAAGCTGCAAAATCTTCTGGTCCTGCTCAAACAATTAGAATTGAACAAGCACCACTGAAGATTACTACAGATGACACTTACAAAATGTAATCATGAACTTTAAATGGACACTACTAGGTGTTGGATCGTTAATAGGTATTGCTCATATAGGTCTGTTGGGATATGTTATCAACAGACCGCAATTACCTGTAATTAATTTTCCTAAGGGAGATTATTCATCATACAAGATGCAATCTGATAGGAATGGTTATAGTATTGAATATAAAGCAAACGATCCTACGATTCTAGAATCAAATAAAACTCTAGAGTTGGACAAACATAAGAGAGGACTTTTTGGTCCTACTGAAGAAAAACGTCGTGAGTATCGTCACGATCAATACACTATGGATGGTACTCGTAATATCGGAGGTAGCGTCTCAGACGCTGAGGGAAAGCACCTTGCAAAAAGCGAAGAGTGTATTCGGGCGGACGCTGGAGCACGATCTCAAGGTGCAATGGCGGGAACCGCAATTAGTGCTGGTCTAGTAGTCCCAGCAGTCTCTAGCATCCCTTATGTTGGATGGTTAGCAGGTGGATGGGCAATGTTACTAGGACAGCAAGCAGGGTCTGAAATTGGTGCTGAAGTTGGCTCCGTATTTAATGATTGTTGAGTTTCTTTTAATAAGACTATATGTTATTTAAAGATGGATATTGACTGTTAAGCAGTCTTTTTCTTACCAATATTATACTTA